TTGATTAAATTTATTGTGCCAGGGCGTCCTATCCCAGCTGTTCGGATGACGCAGAAGAGCATGTATGTGAACAAATACGCCAAGCGTTATCTGGCATACAAGAAACAGGTCGGATGGATCGCGAAGTCGCTTGCGAAAGGATTGCCGAGTGAAGAGCTAATCGGAGTAAATCTGGAGCTACACATTCATGGCGGCAATCATGGAGACATCGACAATTATGCAAAGTCCATTACGGATGCACTGAACAAGATTCTGTACAAGGATGACAAGCAGATCGTGGTTATGAATCTACGAAAACATAAATGTAGTAAGGATGAGGAGCGGGTGGAAGTTTATGAAGTGAAAGGGGCAAGCGATGAGAAAGTTATTTTGTAAGAAAGTAAATGTCCTGCTATGGCATCTGGTGATGATGACAGCCCTGTTCATGACAGCAATCGTATCAGCAGTGGTCACGAAACAGGAGCAGGATGAGCAAATTAAGCGGCTACAGCAGGAAAGAGATTCAGCGGTTGATGGGCACTGGGTAGATATGCAGGTGAAGATGAGGGAGGAAAAGTGACATGGATTATATCGAGCGAGCGCAAAAAGAAATAAGAGATGAATGGTTTAAAAATCACGTGATAAAAAGCATGGAAGGAACAGGCGATCTCCAACGTATTTCCTGGGGTGAAAAAGGTACTCGGATGTATCAGATTGATTATGTGTTATCGAATAATATGGTTTTCGTTTCAGGTGATTTAGGCGAAGCCGTTTATGCACTGACTTGTAGTGCGACATTGGAAAATATTAAGGACTTCGGTTTACCTTATTTCATGAAAAAACTTACAGCACATGGGAGAAGAAGATGGGATTTTGATTCCGAGTTAGCGCAAGAACAGATTACTGAGTACATTTTTGCTTGGTGCGATGTAGAGGATGCTAGTGAACTGTCAGAAGCAGATAAAGAATTGTATGAGGAATTGACAGGAGCAACGATTGAATGGGATCTTCATGACCACTTCGATAAAGCAGTTTTCTCAATCTATCAAGACACAAACGTTAGCTGGTTTGATGGAGAAGCTGCATGTTGCATCTCTGACTGCGGAAAGAGATTGCCACGTAGCTACATTGCTTATTGGCTAGGCCTACAAATGATGATTGAGCAGTTAGGAAAGGGGGAGGCTGCATAGTGAGCGGTGAAATCACAAAGCGGGAAGCCTATAACATGCGTAATGTTGAATGGGGCTCTGCGGAATTTAAGAAGAAGGTTGAAGCAGCAGAGGCCATTAAAAGTGAGCGGGAATATGACGAAGCGGTTATGGATGCTATGGACACAATCGGATGGATATAGAAAAAGCCAAGGACGGATCCCCAGCTCTTAATTTAATCTGGATAATTTAATTATAACACGGGGGTCTGTTCAATGCGATTGCAGGAAGTTGTACTGGATGTTGAAAAACTGGAAATAGATGTCGATAATATAGATAAAAAGCCTTTCATTGTCGTTTGGAGCGATGGGAAGGCCAAGCTTACCTTATTGCCGGAACATGGAGAGACGAAGGTTGTCACGCACCAGGGGAAGGTGAGACGGGTTAAGTTTGATGAGGGGGAAGAGTTTTGAAAGATAATATATTGCAGGAGTATGATCAAGATATAGAGTTATTAAAACGGTTAAAACCTCGTTTAAAAACACTTATTGAAGTACTGATAAATGAAAATCAAGTTGAAGTACACGATGTCCAGGTAAGAGTTAAAGGGAAACCTAGTTTAAAGGGTAAAATTCAAAAAAACAAGGTAAATATAATCAATTAAAAGATATAACAGATGTAATTGGAGTTCGTGTTATTACTTATTTTAATAATGACGTGGATTTAATGGCTAAAATTATAGAAAAAGAATTTACAGTGGATAGCGATAATTCTTCTGATAAGAGAGTTACGGATCCTGAAAGGTTTGGCTATTCTTCCCTTCATTATGTTGTAGAGTTTAATAAACAAAGATTGAAATTTATAGAATATAAGGAATTTCAAGGAATTTCAAGGAATTAAATTTGAGATACAGATTAGATCTATTTTGCAACATGCGTGGGCTGAGATAGAACATGATCTTGGCTATAAATCTAAAAATGAAGTACCAAAAGAAATTAGAAGAGACTTTTCAAGGGTAGCAGGACTCCTTGAATTGGCGGATAAAGAGTTTATAAGAATAAGAGAATATCTAAACAAATATAAAGCAGAAGTTGATAATAACATAAAGAATGCAATATTGAGAATTCCAATAGATAAAATTACGCTCAGAGAATACTTGGATAAGTCAGAGATTGTTGACCAAATCAATGAAACATTAGCTAAAAAGAATGGAGGATTAATAAGAGCGACTTTAGGGTTCGGAGCTGAAAGGAATATTGCACCTCTCAATAATTTTGATATAAAGACAATATCTGATTTGGATAGTTTATTAAAAGAAAACGAAGAAAATATTATACGTTTCTTCGATGAATGGACCGATAAAGGTAAGGGAGTGGAGGTACTTCCTTATGATACCCCTCTTTTCTATCTCTACTACGTATTACTTTACAAAAATTATAGCGTAGATAAATTATTAGATTATATGGAAGTATCTGAAATTAGTAAAGAGGAGACATTGTCAATAGATAAGGCTTTAAAAAACTTAATTGCGAAAGGGTTTACACTTTCCTAAAGAATTCTACCGCCACAATTCTGTTGTTTAATGTGAAGGAAAGCAGCTTAGCGTTTGCCAGATGATGACAAGATAATTATAACGTAAAAGCGAAGGTGAAGCGGGTTAAGTTTCTTAAGGGGGAAGAGTTTTGAAGGAAACATTAATAACTGCAGGAGCAGCCCTTGTTGGAGGGTTAATACCAAGCTTTTTTGCCTTGATTACCTATAGAAACGATTTAAAACAACGTGCTTTTGAGAAAAAGCATAGTGAAATCAATATAAAAATTAAGGCGTTCAGCAAAATTAGTTATGAGATTTATAAATACCTAGAAAGTTGCTCTTTCTTGCACAAATACACAATTGAAGAAGCTGTTCTCTTTAGTTCAAAAACTGAAGAATTGATTGAAATTCTAGAAGAAATAAATATAGAAGCTCTTGATTCAAAAGCAAGGTCTAGTTTTTATAAGCTGCTAGTGCAATTACATGAAATAAGTAAAGGAGCATATGATATTGAAAATTTAGAAGATGACTTAGGCAATGATTTAGGAGAAAATTATCACCCATGTAGCAGTAAGATTATTCAAGGTTTAAAAATCATTGAAAATTATCGTTGCCAATTAGAAGAAAGAATGAAAAATATAATGGCCTAAAGTTCTACCAGCACACTGGAGGACACTGAATGACGCAATAAGCGTTGTTTGGTGTCCTCTTTTTCTATTTAAAGGGGGTCAATATGAGAAAGACTTACTGGAACATACAATGGACGGTCAATGAGTATCAGAAAGATAGACGGACAGGGACAATCAGTCCGGTTAAAGGTAGTAAGTATTTTGAGGAACTATCTAAAAAGGGAGCGGGTTGGGATGCAAAACTGGGCAGATAAATTAATTGATTCATATAAGCATGGCGAAGAGGAATTGCACCTTATGAAAGAAGATCTAGTTGATTATGAAGCTGCTGAATTTGATGGAAAGAAGATTGATGAAATGGTTGATGACATGGGCTTCTCCATTGAATGGATGGAGACTGGAAGGCAACCAGGTACATATGTTGGAGCCGACAGACGTAACGCTTATCGATATGAAGATATGGATATTCTGCCAGACATTCATGAAGAAATGAGAGCAGAGCGCGGAAGATTGTATATGAGTCAGGAACAACGCACGGCATTGATCCATCTGTTCCGTTCGTTTTCCGAGAGGGAGCGGCAGTGCTTTGTTATGTATGAAGCTGAAAAGCTTAGTATGGCTAAGATAGCTGATCGACTTGGATTGAAGAAAAGAACCGTGCAACAGTATATAGAGCGGGCACGGGAAAAAGTTAAGCTAGTTGCTTAATGATTTACAACGTTAAAGAGAATGCCCTTATAAATTAAAATATTAAGAAGATTATAATATGTGATATGCTTTAAGAGAAGAACAGTTGAGGAGGGATAACAATGATCGAAAAAGTAAATCTTATGTCCAAATTTGACCAGATTCAAGAATATTATCAACCTAAGAGCATTGCTAGTGTAAATGATTCGGCATTTAAAATAGTTAAACTAAAGGGTGATTTCATATGGCATCACCACGAGGAATCTGATGAATTATTTATGGTTATTAAAGGACAAATGAAAATAAAATTAAGAGATCAAGAAGATATACATCTGAATGAAGGTGAATTAGTTGTTATTCCAAAAGGGGTAGAGCATATGCCAGTAGTTGATGAAGAGGCTTATGTTGCTCTTATTGAACCATATGAACTATTGAACACAGGTAATGTGCAAAGTGAACGATCTGTACATAACGTTGAAAAAATATAGTGAAAAAATAATTAATACAAATAAAGATGGTTTCTAGTCACGTTCAAAGAGCGTGACTTTTTATTATACATATAAGCCGTTAGAAAGCATTAAAGTGATATTCAAACACCAAAATGAATGAGATATAGAAAGACTAAGGAACAAAAAGAATCACGCCTATTATGGTGAAATTTAAAACGAGATAATTTCCCATGACGTACGAATTGACGTACGGAACTGGGTATAGGTGATACTAGCTTCTTTAAAGGCTAGGTAAGCTCTCGAAAAGCAATAAACATGACTTTTGTGACTTTGGATATATTATATGGACTTTTGATTCATTTATAGAATTAAATACCCATATATAATTCTTGTGAACTAAAACGGTTTAGGTATTTTGAATTAAAAAAATGTGTTTAATTCTTTATTTTCTTGATTTACTTGTTTATATTAAAATAAGGGAGGGATGAATATGATATATGAGATTAAAGAATACAAACTTTCCAATGGGAAAACAGTTAGAGAACGCCTAGAAAGTGAATTTCCTAATGGGATATGGCAGTGTGATGGTAACACGTCAGAATTTATTCACAAGGTATCTGGATTAAAGAGGATATATAAATGGGGACTGGAGAATGGAGAGTTGATTGCTCTCAGTGCATCGGCCAGCAGGATTACTCCCGAATTGAATCCCAACCAAGTTACATATAAGCAAATGAGAGAGACAATTCAAGATAGGGAATTGGCTATATACGACTATTTCAATAGTTTGTTCGCACAGGATTATTCTGATGAGGAATGTGTTGTTATGACAGCTAAGGAATTTGGAGTAGATCTAAATACAGTACATGAAACAGTTAGTCGTGTATCGGAAACATTACATTTGTAAGGGTAGCACTCAATATAGTGCTTTTTAATAAACTAATAGCAAGAAGGAATAGTAACTTTAGTGTCTATCTTTCTACGTGGCTTATACGGATAAGATAAGAAATATTAATGTTTTGTAAAATATATTATCATTTGTTTAATAATGCATCTACCTACCCGATGATTCGAATTAGAGGGGGAGATAAACATGAGTTTCAGTTATGGGACGAGAAAAAAGTCACCTGAAGCCCGACAGACATTAGAGCAAGAAGAACATTTTAAAACAATTAACAAGCAGAGTAAGTCTTTTGGAAGGCTTGGTGATCATGAACGTGTAATTTTCAAAAGAGATAAAAATGAAATTTTAGATCTGCGAATTTCTGGAACAGCAATAGAGAATGAATCCTGTGGTCTTAAAGGATTGGATATTCAAGAATGGTTGTATGAAATAGGAATCCAGTTTTTGGACGAGATTACAGAATATACGACGTTAATGATAGCTAGTACTGATGTTGTTGATGGTAGATTGAGAATATCTTGGCAAGAATTAACGAGAATTCAAGGTTAGCACCCATTGTGGTGCTTTTTTAATACTCAATTTTAACAAGCTATTAGCGTAAGGAAGTGATAGTTAAATGATCGATGAATGGACTGCTTCTTTTTTGATTAAACTTTTTAAAAGGAGAGTTATTGATATGAAGGATATTTTGCTTATAGTTTTCGCTGTAATGCTTATGGTTTTTCTGGGTTTAATAGTATACGGTGCATTCGATTAATAAATAGTGATTTTAATAATACATGTAGAAGAGGAGGCAGCAGGTGATGTGACATGGCGAGAAAAAGAGACCCTAAAAGGGATGAAGCATTCGAGATATGGAAAAAGCATAATGGGGAAATAACGAACAGGGCGTTAGCCGAGCAGTTAGATGTCTCTGAAAAGACATTGAGCGGTTGGAAATCGAAAGACAAATGGAAAAATAAATTGAACAGAGTACTCCAATCAAATGAACGGAATACTCCGAATAAAAATAACAGAACTGCAAATAGCACAAAAGAACCTAAGAGCCGTGGTGCTCCTAAGAACAATAGAAATGCAGTAGGCAACAAAGGTAATCCAAATGCCTCTGCTCCAAAACGAAACTTAAATGCAATGAAGCATGGTTTGTTCTCTCGTTATATCCCGCAAGAAACATTGGAACTTATGGGTATGCTTGAGAAAGCGAACCCTGCTGATTTGATATGGGATCAGGTGCAAATTCAGTATGCAGCTATCATTCGAGCTCAACAAATTATGTACGTTGCTGATCAGGATGATATGACGAAAGAAGTTAAGAAAACGGAGAAGAATGATGGTGACATGTTCTCTGTAGAAAAAGAAGAGTACGAAATTCAGTTCGCATGGGATAAACATGCGAGCTTTTTAAATGCCCAAAGTCGGGCAAGGTCTGAATTCTGCTCCCTCATTAAGCAATTCTGGGAAATGTCCCATGAGAACGATGAGCGCCGTTTGAAGATTGAACAGATGCAGGTGGGTATTGAACGTGCGAAAGCTGAAGTCAAAAAGCTTTCTGGCACTAACGATTGTGGTCCGATAGAAATTCTTATTAAGTGGAAGGGTGACGGTTAATGGCTATTATCGAAAAGGAAGCCAACCCGCACTTTGAGGACTTCTTGTTTGATTGGAATCAGAAGTTCCAATTTCTCGTTGGAGGCTATGGATCTAGTAAGTCCTATCATGTCGCATTGAAGATCATACTCAAGCTAACACAAGAGAAGCGTACCGCTCTCGTCATTCGTGAGGTTTATGATACGCACAGGGATTCAACGTTCTCTTTGCTAAGTGAAATTATTGAGGACTTGGGATTGTCTGACCGTATCCGCTGCGTTACATCTCCGATGCAAGTACGATTCCCGAATGGTAGTAAGGTTATATTCAAAGGGATGGATACGCCAGCTAAGCTGAAATCTATTAATAACGTTTCTCTTATATGGCTAGAAGAGTGTTCTGAAATTAAGTATGCAGGATTCAAGGAATTACTTGGCCGCCTGCGTCATCCAACATTGAAGCTTCATATGATTCTATCTACCAATCCGGTTGACGAGGGCAACTGGACTTATTTGCATTTCCTCCAGGATAAGCTGAACAACCGTTATGTATTGGACGATAATGAGCTGTATAAGCAGCGCGCGTTAATTGTAGATGATACTTACTACCATCATTCAACAGCGGATGACAACCTGTTCTTGCCTGATGATTACATCGAGCAACTTGAAGAAATGAAAGAGTATGACCTGGACCTTTACCGGTTAGCACGGAAAGGTCGTTTTGGCGTTAATGGAACAAGGGTGCTACCGCAATTCCAAAAGATGGAGCATGCAGCAGTAATGGAAGCCGTCGATGCAATTAAACGACCATTGTGCCGCTCTGGTATGGACTTTGGATTTGTGGAGTCTTATAACGCTGTCCTCCGCATGGTTGTTGATACGGAGCGGCTTTACTTGTATATCCATTGGGAGTATTACAAAAATGGCCAGACAGATGATGAAACAGCAGCAGACCTGGATGAATTCAAAAATAGCTGGGAGCGGATTCTCGCCGATAGCGCAGAGCCTAAGACAATTAAGTATTTCCGAAAGTTGGGCTTTGATATGAAGGGGGCAAAGAAGTTCCCCGGATCCCGCTTGCAGAATATAAAGAAGGTCAAGCGGTTTAAGAAAATCATCTGTTCTGATGCCTGTCCTAATACTATCAGGGAGTTGGAGAACCTAGTCTACAAGTTAGACAAGAACGGAGCTATCATACCGGATGAATTTAGTATTGATCCGCATACATTCTCAGCCATTTGGTATGGCCTAGATGGTTATGAAGTTACGGACTTGAAAGACGAAGCGCAGAAGCAAGCTCGCTCCACAAGGGAGCGGCCAAAAGGGAGGAGGAGATAAGCTATGTCAGAACAAGCAGTTAGAGCAAGAGTATTCAAAGCGAATGTTTCGCCGACAACGAAGCAGATTTACACAGATGATTTTTCTGATGTGTATGGGAACGACATTATTGCTCCGCCTTGGAACTTGAATGAACTGAAGCAGATCAGCGAATATTCATCTATCCTGGAGCAGTGTATCGACGCGTATCGGACAAATATTGTTGGGTTTGGTATTGAGTCGATGCACAAGTTAGACGTTAACTCAGATGAAATCGAAGAAGCGGTTAAGAAACAGGCCGAAGAAGAGTATACGAGGCTGGATGAGTTCATTCGCTATCTGAACATGGACGAGTCACCTGAGCTTGTTCTTGGTTATGTAGTTGAGGATAGGGAGAAGACAGGTAACGGGTACATCGAAGTAATACGGGACGGTGTTGATATTCCTGTAGGCATCGAATATGTTGATGCTCAATACATGAGAGTCTGCAAAAAGACGGTTCCTGAAGAAGTGGCCTATACGATATTGGAAAACGGCAAGGAAAAGAAAGTGACGCGTTGGAAAAGGTTCCGCCGGTACGTGCAGATGGTAGATAACCAGAAAGTTTTTTTCAAGGAGTATGGTGATCCGCGCATCATGAATTTGCGAACTGGTAAGTTCGACGAAAATACGCCAGATAACTTGAGAGCGACTGAAATCTTCCATTTCAAGATCGGGAGTGGGACTTATGGCAAGCCAAGATGGTTGGGCAATCTTATTAGTGTATACGGAGCAAGGAAAGCGGAAGAGCTGAACTTCAGATACTTCTCGGATGGTCGTCATATCCCTGCTGCTATTACGGTCAGCAACGGCCAACTTGATGAGAAATCATATGAAGCTTTGCAATCGTACATGAATGATCTGTCCGGTTCGGACAACGCACACAAATTCTTATTGCTTGAAGTGGAAGGCGACAATGCAGATGACAACGACTTGGGTGAAGGTAAAAAGGCTTCAGCTAAGGTTGAAATAAAATCGTTAGCAGAAATCCTTCAGCAAGATGCGTTGTTCCTTGAGTACGATGAAAAAACGCGCATGAAGATCCGCTCCTCCTTCCGATTGCCTCCCCTCTATACGGGGGAAGCGCAGGAGTTCAGTAGAGCCACAGCAGACACCGCTCGTAAGGTAACAGAGGAGCAAGTATTCCAACCCGAGCGGAAGACCTTAGCGCGTATCTTGAACACTCTGTTCCTTGAACCGCTCGAATTCAAGTATGTGAAGCTCACTGTAAAAGATGCAAATTTTCATGATCCAATGGAGATTGCAAAGGTGCTTGGTCCATTCATACAAGGGGGAGCGGTTGCACCAAATGATTTGCGTCCGTTACTTGAGAAAGTCTTGGGTAAGAGGCTTGATCTATTCTCAGACGAATACAACATACCAATTCAGATGTTGTTGAAAGAGAACGTAACAGGTCCATTACTTCCAATTCAGAAGGCAGATGGCCAACAAAACGAATTGATTAGAATCTTGAAGGACCTACGTGATGTATTGGAGTTTGATCGCAATGAATAAGACCGACAAGCTATTAAAAAGCCTGAACATATTCATCCAGAAGTCAGAAGAAGATGAAGAACAGCTGCAGGACATGGTTCCTGAGTTCCCAGGTCTTGAATTGCTACCAGGAATTATTGAAGAGTTTGAATCAGTAATCGCTATGTTGCTAAGAGCGCAAAGGAAGCGTTTCGTTGATGCTCTTAATGCCTTTGTATCCAAAGACGACAAAGAGACCTTAGAAGCGTTCCTTGCGCATATGCAAATTGATTTGTTTGCCAATGATGAATTCGCCAGTCAGCTGAGCGAAGAGGCATCTAAGTTCATGGGGATGACGGTCGAACAGCTTTGCGTGGTCATCATGGAAGCAATCGACAAAGAAGTTGCCTTTCAAGTTTTATCCGGACGCACAACCCGTTGGATAGAAGGGTGGGCCTCTGAACTAGCGGAGCTCTTGAAGTTGAACACGCATGAAGCTCTGGAAAGAGAGTTGATCCAAGCTATTGAAGCTGGTGAATCTATCGATAAGGTAGAGGAACGGCTGAAGGATATGCCTCAGTTCGACCGCAAGAGAGCAAGGACAGTGGCCAGAACAGAAATTCTAACAGCTTCAAGTCATGCGAACTGGGAATCATTTGTGCAGTCACCTGCAGTGCAACGAAAGAAGTGGAAGCATAGCGGCGCTAAGAAAAACACACCGAGGATCACTCACATTGCAATGGATGGGGTAGAAGTCGGCGTTGATGAGTTGTTTAAAGTTGATGGAGAATCTGGTCAGTATCCGCGAGACGTTTCTTTCAGTGCAAAGAATCGGGTTAACTGTGGATGCGTTGTTGGGCCTGTAATCAATGAGGATATCATTGGTCTATCGAAAGAAGAGAAGGAAGCTATTAGGCAGGAAGTAATGGAGAATCTAAAATAAACAAAAATTTATATTCTTAGGCCAGCATAGCGCTAGCGCAGAAGCCTACTCCAAGTGCCCATATAGTCTCAATTCCTGATGAAGCAAAAACAGAAATTTTTGTTTTCATGGGCATCGCCTCCTGTTGGTTAACTTTGTTGGGAGAAATTAATTTATAACTATAATATCTCAACAGAGTGAATAGGGCGAAAAGGAGTGGAGCTACTACTGCTATCTGAACCCCCGCTAATGCAGGCCAAAGAATATAAATTTAGTAAAGTTTACCATTAGAAAGGGCGGAGGGCAATGCTTGAATAGATAGTAAATATTTATCTGAGGAAATGGAGAAGTACTTCCCATTGTTTATCTCTCTCATGCTTCTTTCAAAAAAATAAAGCAGTGAGAAATATACCTCGCTGTTTGCATGTATTGTGCTTCTATTTTTTTCCGGCAAACCATTTGTATCCGCAATTCATGCAACCATTTACAATGCGTTTTCGTCCCGATAAACCTAAGATAATTGCAAGAGGAACTATCATGAAAAATAGTATCAAACCAATTACAGCGAAAAGATTATATACTGCGTCGCTATCAATAGAGAAGGTCCCTACTGATACAATTATAGGAAGTATTAAAAGGAGAGAAAGGCATAAAAAAAACTTTCCAAAACTGAAGCCTCTTCTTTGCCCCGTAATTTGAGTGGATTTACACTTTTTGCAAACTATTTGTTTTGCGGTGTTGGAAGGTGGCGCTTGTCTCATAACTTTATTCATTGTTTTTAATTCCTCCATTGATAAACAGAATAAAAAAATTAAACATTGCGTGGGAAAATTATCTATTAATATAAATGCGATTGATATGCTAAATTATCAGAATGATATCCGATTCTTTAGAACTATGTATTTGTATATTGTAATCAGAATTTACCATATTTTTAAAGTATTTTTAATTAATTATTGAGGAGTAAATAATAATTTCTAAATATTAATAAGGGACATTAGAGTTTATTAATACTAAGGTGGTTATCAGATTAATGGACAACCGATTGAATCGAAAGAAAATGTTTGTGGTTCAAGCCGTTACTACAACTAGGGAGAGGCTTTTGAAAGGAGGTGAAATATAAATGCCAAGAGAATTAACGAATGCAAACATTACGCATGTATCGTATGTAGACAAGGGAGCCAACCAAAAGCAATTCTTCTTTACCAAGTCTGATAAGCAGCCTGATTTCAAAAAAGAAGTGCGACTGTTCATCAACAAAGAGGAAGAAGAGCAACAACTCGTGTACGGTATTGTATACGAACCTGATGCTGAAGACAGTCATGGTGATTATATGACAGCTCCGTCCATTGAAAAAGCCGCTCATGGCTTCATGAAGGACGCTCGTAATATCGACAAGCAACATGATTTTAATGCTGGAGTTGGTGAAGTGGTTGAATCCTACATTGCTCCCGCTGATTTCACGCTTGGAGAACAAGACATAGTAAAGGGTTCCTGGGTGCTTGTTACAAAAGCAACTGACGAGATCTGGGAGGACATCAAGAAGGGTGAGATCACCGGCTACAGCATGGCCGGTACTGCCGAGACAATTGAAAAGCAAGTGGAACAAAAGCTAATCGCTAAGACATCTCATGCAGATGATGAAGTGAAGGGCTTTTTTGATTTGGTTAAAAGCTTCTTCGCAAAAGGAGAAGTCCGAGACCATTATGAGAATAACCAGAAACGACGTAATCTATGGGCTGTATGGGATGGCATGGAAGATTCATTCTATGAATCCCTATGGAACAACAATACTCCCGAGGTGGCTGATTTTGAGCGGCTGGAAGCAGGAGTGCAAGACTTCATGGATATCCTGCAGGAAATTAAGTTCTCCGGAGACGTTCAAAAAGCATTGGATAACAAGCCAGATACAATTGGAAAGGGTGAAGATGAATTGAAAGCAGAAGATATTAAGAAGGCACTTGATGAAGCACTGACACCAATCAACGAACGTTTGGATGCAATTGAAAAAGAAGTCACTCCTGAAGAGGAAGTAAAAAAGAATGCAGAAGAACAGCAAATGGAGGATATCAAATCCATTTTGAAAGATGCAATTGCCGAGCGATTAGATACCGTCGAGAAGGCTCGTGGTATCTCTAAACAGGCAGATACAGACGAAGGCGAAAAAGAACTAGTGCAAAAACATTATCTATCAGGAGTACTTTAATAGAATCCACATAAGGAGGAATACGAAAAATGCCAACAAATCAACAAATCATAAAAAATGGAGCACTTACAACAAGCAATATCAGCTCTGGTTTGCTTAGTCCAGAGCAAGCACAGCAATTCATTAAGCAAACATTCGAAGCTACGGCGCTTGGGGGTCTAATTCGTAAAGAAATGCGTCGTGCGAAAACGGGAGAAATTGATAAAATTGGTATCGACTCTCGTATTCTGCGAAAGAAAGCGGAAAATACGGATGATGGTTATCGTGCAAAGCCTAAATTCGATAAGGTCGAATATGCGACAACTGCGGTTCGATTACCTTGGGAAATTACAGAAGAATCATTACGTGAGAATATAGAGAGGCAAAATTTCGAATCAATTGTGACAAACCTCATGACGACACAGCTCGGTATTGATCTTGAGAATCTATATATCAATGGTGATGAAGCCACTCCATCAAGCGATGAGGATTATGACTTCCTAAAAATTAATGAAGGTTGGTTGAAACAGCTTCAAACAGGTTCTCATCTTGAAGATCGTTCAGCTAAAGATAATGGGGCACTTTCTTTGGACGTGTTTTATAACACGTTGGAGCAAATGCCTAATAAGTATAATGACGGTACCTTGAAATGGCTTGTTGCGCCGTCTACTCGTCAAAAGTGGGAACAGTATCTACTTAATCAGAGTATTTCTAACGGTGGAGGCTTATCTGATTCTGTTATGCGCGCGCCAGGTGGAATTGAATTTGTTTCAGTGCCACGAAAGCCTGCGGACCAAATCTTGCTGACAAACCCGAAAAACTTAAATGTAGTAAACACATACGATGTTAAAATTCGTAAAACGACAGAAGGAGAGAAGGCAATTATGCAAGATAAGCGTTTCTATGTCGTACACCTTGACTTTGATCCTGTAATTGAAGAAAAAGATGCTGTTGTACTCGTGAAAGGTTTGTTCCAGCCTGCCACACCAGGCGGTGGCGGTGCGTGATTAAACTGAAGTTTAAAAATGCACTTTCATATAGTGGGATTGTGTCCGCGGACATACGAAATCCATATGTGGAAGTGAAGACAAAAAAAGAAGCTGAAACGGCAGTTGCTACAGAATATTTTGAAATTGTTGAAGACGATAAGAAAAAAGAAACGGACTGATAGCTATGTCTATTACTCCAGCTGAACTGAAGAATTATACTGAGTTCGAAGCGGTTAAAAACCGCTCCGTTGAAAAGCTCAAATTTGATATACTCGAAGCGGAGACCTATATTGATGGCTTCATTGATCCGAAACTATCAACCTATGAGACATTACCCGAAAAACTGAGTCTAGCCTTGCTGAAGGTAGCTCAGTTTTTGCGTTGGTTAATGGTGATGAATCAATTTCCAAAGGCTATAAGTCGGAGAAAATTGGTGATTGTAGCTACACATTGGGTGATGGATGCAGTATGAATATCCCTGATGTTTCAAGACTGCTTGCCGATTACTTGCCCACTCCTAAACCATCAAAGGGTATGTTCATGAGGATACGACCGTTATGAGCTACTCAAGTCTATCATCTGAATGAATTGCCGAGTAGTGTTGGTAACTTTGGTGTGCCGATAGAAAATACGTAAAAAGAGCATGGTTACAGCGTTACACCGGACATCTCTAATGTTAAGTGTTATGTCACAGAGAAAAGCCAGTATGTAGGAGGGGGAGAGCCTAATACAACGGTCTTACGTGAATACATGGTGCATTTCCTGCCTGATACAGATATCAGGATGCACGACAAGATGATCTGGAACGGCGAAGAGCTTAAATTGCAGATACCTCGTAACATAAAGAATCATCACTTTGAAGTCAGAGCGTTAAGGAGAGGCAGCCTGTGAGTTTTCAATTCGAAGGATTAGACGAATTCATCAAGAAGTTGGATGATGCAGCTAACGGCGGATTCGCTAAGCAACTTGGACAGTGGCTAGATGCAATGGGCATGGAGTTCCTTGACCTGATTCAAGATGAGGTTATCCGAACTGGCACAGTGGACACTAGGCTGTTACTCAATTCATTTAAACGTGGAGATGAGAACAACGTATTCTCTATTACTGAAGGTGGAGTCGTTTTAGAAGTGGGTACGAACGTTGAGTACGCGGTGAACACACGCCGTCTTCTTTGGTAACATTGAGGTAATAAATCGGGCAAAATCGGTAGAAATGTATATTGGTATTTGTAAATGATGGTCAACTTCAATATATTTATATCGAGGTGATCACGTGCTTGAGCTTATTGAGATAACAGGAATTAAAAATAAAGGGCAAGAGAAGCGTGGAAGGAAGTAGTGCAAGGCGAGATGCTCGTATTGTGAACAAGTTGCCGAAATGCGTTATGACACCTTTCGCAAGTCTCAGTCGTGTGGCTGCTTGAAAGCTATTAAGGCTAGAAGAATCGCTCTATCTTTGCGAACACACAAGAAAAGCGGAACCCATCTTTATCGCGTTTGGCAGGGGATGAAGGCCAGATGCAACAACCCTCGTAATCATCGTTATAACAGATACGGAGGAAGAGGGATAAAAGTTTGCTCTGAATGGGAAAACAACTTCGAAAGCTTTTATAGTTGGGCTAATACTAATGGTTATCAAGATGATCTAACCATAGATAGAATTGATAACGATGGCAATTACACTCCTGGAAATTGCAGATGGGCATCCAGACGAACGCAGTCAAGGAACCGCTCTTCCAATGTGCTTGTAGAACATAAAAGGGAGAAGATGACTTTGATTCAACTATCAGAAGAAACTGGTGTACCTTATTCAACATTGTCCGCCCGTCATGATAGAGGAGATAACATTCATCTTTTGGCCAGGCCATTGAATGCTTCAACCGGACGCAAGCGAGGAGAAAATAATCATAAAGCCAAAATAACGGAGCAAATTGCCCGTAAGGTTAAGCGCAGAATTGCATGCGGAGAAAGTTGTCTTAGTATTGCCCGAACCATGAAAATAAGCAAGCACATTGTTTACGATATCAAAAGAGAAAAGACATGGAAACACGTCTGAATACACAATGCCGAGGTAACTGATAGACCATCAGCACCGTAGAGCGTAGGAATTGAGCGGTATGGAAGCGATAATATTCCCAAGAGTGTCCGACAACCAATAAGGTTGTCTTTTTTATTGGTTGAAAACGTACGCCGACCTTGCTTGTGACAGTAAGAAGTGAAGATAAAAAGCTTCACGATAACACAGTGGTATGCAAACGATGGGCACTTCCAAAACAAACGCTTTGTTCCTGGTTACTGGAACGGTGACAGATTTGTGTACGATACTGCTGCTAATTCTGGAATGATGCTTTCTGCCAAGTTTATTCCTGGTACTCATTATTGGGACAATGCACTGGCCATCTTCGATAAAATGTTTGAAAAGTCATTGGATAGATTGCTCCAGAAATGGCTAGATGAAAACTTCTAGGAGGTGAGTGATTGAATTAGGAAGTCGGATCTATTATGGGTTACTTCTACGATTTGTTTCCTTGCGTTATCTACGAAGAGGAAGTGCCTGAAGGCTTTAAAGTTCCGAGTATGTATTTCCCTCCTGCATTTTCGTTCGATGGTAACGACACGAATCAGACATTCATGAAGACTTTCAATCTGTCGGTCAAGTTGTTTCATAAAGGGAGTCACGCGGCATTAGACGCAGCTGAAACGATTGCTGATGCTGTGAGGGCTAAGCGGATGATTATCCCGATGATTAATCAGGATGGAACACCAACGGGTGACTATATCCGGTTAACGCGCATTGATACACGTAAAGGGGATGGATTCGTTTCAATTATCATTACCTGGTCGAGCAGATATTTCTATGATCGGGAGACGTGGCCATCGATCAATGGTGTAACAATAGAAAATCAATTAAAAGAATAGGAGTGAGATTGTGAGTAAAGATGTAAAAGCTGTTGAAAAGGTTCCTGTAAGCAAGGAACCTGAATTCTACATTTACCAGTTGCGAGAGCTCAGTCAAGAACAATTCGCTGTAAAGTCGGAAGTTCTGGACGGTGCTCTTTTTAATTACAACAAAACAATGATTACGAAGCCTGAAGCGAAGAAACGCATTGAAAGCTTCTTGAATAAGGAGGTAAAAGCATGAATGGTGGATCATTTTTACCGGGTGAAGAAAAAATACGTGGAGGTATATACTTCCGGTTCCAATCAGCCGCTCAAGAGCGATCAGCAATTGGTGAACGAGGAACGGTAGCCTTGCCGATTGTAATGGGATGGGGAGAGCCAAAATCCTTCATCGAGATCAATTCAGATGAGGATATCACTAAGAAGCTTGCGCTCGATATCAATGACCCCTCCTTGCTACTTTTACGCGAAACAAGAAAAGAAGCCAAGAAAGTCTTACTTTATCGCGTGAATGAAGGAACGAAGGCGACTGCTACGCTGACAACCGATGGAGCGGGTACTGATGTAACTGCTACAGCTATTTACGGTGGTTCAAAGGGAAATGATATTACAATTAGGGTGGCCACAAATGTATTAGATCCGCTCAAAAAAGATGTCACTACCTTCGATGGTACAAAGGCAGTCGATAAACAAATCGTTGGCGACGCATCTGAATTGGTTAAAAACTCGTTGGTTACATTTGAAGGCACTGGAAAGCTTGCAGACGCAGCGGGCGCAAAACTAACAGGTGGTAATGACGGAACTCCTACTAATCTTGATTACACAGATTTCCTTGCAGCTGCAGAAACAGAATACTTTGATGCTATTGCGCTTCCGGTAGACGATGATGAGCAAATTAAGATTACTTTTGTTTCATTCATCAAACGTCTTCGTGAACAGCAAGGTGTGAAAGTGGTAGGGGTATTACCTAATTCACCGGCGGACTTTGAAGGTATTGTTAATGTTACTTCCAATGTAGTTCTAGTAGATCGAGAGCTTACTACGGCAGAAACAGTTGCTTGGGTAGCTGGTGCGAGTGCAGCCGCTCCGGTGACGCAGTCACTGACTTTCAAAGAATACGAAGGGGCTATTGATGTCAAGCCACGCTTGGATAACGATGAGGTCATCGAGCGACTGAAAAAAGGTGAATTCTTACTTGCTTATGATCCACGGGTCAAAGTGGTGTCTGTTGAGGCAGATATCAACTCATATGTGTCCTTCACGAAAGAAAAGGACAAGCGCTTCCGAAAAAATAAGTTCATCCGTATCATGGATGGCATCAATAACGAAATCACGCGTGAATTGAAAACAACCATCAAAGAATTGAAGAACAAAGGATTGGATATTCAGGGGAGTGATGACGGTAAGAGCATCGTACAGACGCTTGCTTCTGTCTATATGAAGGAGCTGCAGGCAAATGGAGTCATCAAAGACTTTGATCCTGGCGATGACATCAATGTGGAATTGGCTACTGATGGAGACGGTTTCCTTATCGGTATCGGGTTCAAAGAAGTTGATTCTGCAGAAAAATTCTATTTCAGCGTAACAGCCAAATAATTGAGAGCCTGAATGGGCTCTTTTTGTTTGCATAAAAAGGAGGAATTTATATGGTTTTCAAGGCCCAAAACGCCATAAGTGGTAAGGAAGGAAGGCTTTTCCTTGATGGAGAAGAACTCGCTTATATTAAGTCATTTGAAGCGAACATTGAAAAGAATAAATCAGAATTTAACATCATGGGACGTCGCATGACTGGTCATAAGACAACTGGGGCGAGCGGAACTGGTACAGCAACATTCTACAAGGTTACTTCCAAGTTCGTTCGTATGATTGTTGAATATGTGAAAACAGGAAAGGATCCATATTTCACGCTTCAAGCTGTTTTGGATGATAAGTCTTCAGGTCGTGGTACTGAGCGTGTCTCGTTGTTTGATGTGAACTTTGACAGCGCCAAGGTAGACGGTCTTGATGTTGATTCAGAAGCATTGGAAGAAGAAGTGCCATTCACATTTGAAGACATCGATTTGCCAGAAGCATTGAGCGATACGTTCGCATAATCAACCGAGCGGCTTTGGTCGCTCTTTTTCATTTTAATAAAACAAAACAAACATTAGGGAGGAATTTGAATGTCAAAAGTTAACGAAAACCAAAATGTAGAAGAAGTACAAGAGGATGCATTGGACCTTTCATTCTTTATGCCGGGAGCAGCTGAGGAAGTTGAAGCTTTTGAAGAAGTTGTATCCAAGCGTTTTAAAAATAAAAAAACAGGTGAAGTCGTTAAGTGGAAGTTCAAGGCGATTTCAACTGAACGAGTGGAAGAATTTAAAAAAAATACCTTCAAATCAGTGGTTCGTAATAACAAAGTAGTAGGTAAGGAAACGGATTATCCTCGCTTCCTGGCTCGTGTAGCTGTTGAATCAACCGTTTATCCGAACTTGAAGGCAGCCGAACTTCGCAAGGCATACAAAACGGAGGATCCAATAGAAATTGCGAAGAAGCTACTTCACATTGCTGGTGAATACTCGGCTTGGGTAAGTTTCTCAAATCGAGCTAATGGGCTGACTGAATCAGCAGAAGAACTTGAAGAAGAAGTAAAAAACTAATAGAGGACGGGGATAAAGAGACTCTTTACCTGTATTACGCAATGCATGAGCTTAAATATTCCCCGTCTGAATTAAAAGAGCTGTACGAAGCGCCTAAGAGATATAAGGCGCTTTTGTTTGGTCTCATAACAGCAAAAATAGAACAGCTTGAAGAAGATAGGAAAAAAAGAGAAAAGGAGGCGAATAAGTAGTCCTGGCTAAGTTGACGACGACCTTTGAGTTGGTTGATAAAGTTTCGAAGAAGTTGAAAATGTTATCAGGAAACTTTGAGGGGCTAAATAAGCGTAAGCAAGCGCTTGAAAAGCCGCTCTATATGAAAGTGCGAGATGAAGCGACAAAGAAGCTGAGAACGATTAATGGTGAGGCTGAGAAAGTCGCCAAAAAAAGAACTGTCACTATGGAGATGAATGATAAGTTCACCAAAAGGGCAGCAGATATTAATAAGTACATGAAGAAAAACTTGCCTACTGCATGGCAGATTGCTATTGAAGCGAAGAATAACACCAAATCCGTCCTTGATGGCATCCGTAGATTTACACGCAGGAACTTGGCCAAACCTCAGTACTTGCTAATTGAAGGTAAGGACAAGGCGACTAGAGTCATCCATAGCGTATCCAACTATGCTCGTCGCTCCCTTTCTAAGGGCTACAATTTCAGCGTAAGAGCTATTGACATCGCTAGCAAAACGGTCAGTCGAATTGCTTCGCATGCAGGATCTGCGCTTCCACGCTATAGAGATTTCAGCATTCGGGCATTTGATAGAGCAACATCGGTCGTAGGTTCTGTCAAACGTACTTTGTTATCTATCCCTTCCTTAATCACTGTTACTTTAGCTGTAGTAGGGTTAAATAATTTGAAGGATTCTACAGTTGGAGCGGCAATGCAATTCGAAGGTTATGAAGTTGCGATGGATCATTGGCTGAATGGCAATAAAAAGAAATCTCAGGAGCTTATTACTTGGATGGGGCGTTTGGCTGATAAAACGCCATTCAGCTCTCCAGACCTCTTTCCGGCATTAACGCGGGGCATCGGGATAGCTGATGGTGATGTTAAAGAAGCTAAGAAGCTTCTTACAACAGCTGCCGATATGGCGGCGCTTACTCCAGGATCATCCGTTGTAGATGCAATGGAGGCGCTCGCAGACGGACAAATGGGCGAGTTTGAAAGAATGAAAGCATTCAACATGAAGTTCTCGGAGAAAGAACTTGAAATTGTTGGTTGGGATCATATTTTAAATGAGATTTCGGAAAAGTTTGATGGTGGTTCTGAAAAGCTTTCAGCAACATCACAGGGTATTATTTCGACACTGCAAGGTTATGGAAGCTCTATTATGAGATCCTTCGGTACTGGTTTTCTAGATCCAATGAAACCAAGACTTAACGCTATTTCCAAGTGGTTAGATAACAATCAAGATAAATGGCAGAGTTGGAAAAGTACAGTTAAGAAGGTTGGAACAGATGCTTCCGAATGGGTTTTCTCTAAGCTCGAGAAAGGTTTTTCACATATTCAAAGCAATTATCTTGAAAACCCTGCTTTCAAGAAATTAGACTTTGAAGGTAAAATCAAGTTCATTATGGATGATCTCGGCAAGTGGTGGGACAAAACTGGACAGCCTTTCATGGTTCAGGTTAGCAAAGACGTTGGATCAGCCATATTCGATGGTATTGTTTGGGGCGTTAAAGAAGGTATTAAAGGTATCGGCGGTCTTTGGGGAGAGGCTTTCAAAGACCCATCTGTCGGTAACTTTGGAGCGGCAGCACTTGGCACTGCTCTAGCGGGATCTATCGCATCTCTAATACTCTCTCCGTTCACAAAGGGCATTGGTCACCTATATAAAAGTGGCAAGTGGTTCTGGGGTAAAGGCAAAAAGGTTGCTGGTATGTTTAATAAGAATAAAGGACCTAATTCACCTTCTAGCCCCATGACTGGAGGAAGAACGCCAGCAACACAAAAAGTCGCTAAAAACACTGGGAAACCAGTTTATACCCAGCCTTGGTTTAATAAAGGACAAATGGTAAAAACACCGAATGCAAATTCCTTTAAAAATGCATCTAAACTCAGCAAAGTACTAAAGCCACTGGGAGGTCTTGCTAAGAGAATTCCTTATTTAGGGACTGCAGTAGGAGCAATGAGTCTTGCATCAGCCTCTAAAAAAGATAGACCCGGTGCTGTTGGTAGTCTAGCAGGAGGCGCGGCAGGAGCTGCGACAGGAGCCGCGATTGGTTCTATCATCCCAGGGGTTGGAACTCTCATTGGTGGAGCAATTGGCGGAATTGCTGGTTCTTTCGGTGGTGAAGCACTTGGTGGCTGGCTTGGAGACAATTGGGAAAAGATAAAACAAAAAGCATCGGATGCCGGCACGTGGATATTGGATACATTCTCAGGAGTGAAAGACAGTCTTTCTGAAACGGTCTTTAGTGGTTCCTGGTGGGGAGAAAAGTGGGATGGAGTTAAAGGCTGGACGTCCGAAAAACTTTCTGATACGTCTTAATGGTGGAATGGTGTTCTTACAACTGCTTCAGAAACTCTATTTAACGCTAATTGGTGGATAGAGAAAGCTGGTTTTATTTATGGCTATCTTGAAGAAACTTTATTTAGCGGCGAGTGGTGGTCTGAGAAATGGAATGCAGTTAAATCAATAACTGAAGGAACTATATTTGATGGGGAGTGGTGGAGTCAAAAGTGGCAGTCTACAAAAGACTGGGCCGTTGAGAAATGGCAAACAGCTACTGAAATCTGGGAGACCGTTAAAACAGGAATCAGCGACACTGTATTCAATTCTGAATGGTGGTATGGCAAGTGGCAGGTCGTACAAGATTGGACACGAGAGAAGTGGGATGGAGCAGTTGGAATTTGGGAATCCATTAAGACCTCGTTTGCAGAAACAGTCTTCAGTCCTGATTGGTGGTATAGCAAATGGGATGGAGTTAAAGGGTGGACTTCAGAGAAATGGCAGTCCGCTCAAGAAATCTGGGAGAGCATTAAAACATTCGTCGGTGAAACAGTCTTCAGTGCTGAATGGTGGCAAGGTAAGTGGCAAGCAACGAAGGACTATGCTGCTGAAAAATGGGCAAGTGCTCAGGAAATCTGGGATACCGTAAAGAGTGGCATTGGCGAAACCCTATTTAGTAAGGAATGGTGGCAAGGTAAATGGGGAGATGTTGTCAGTTGGGCAAAAGATGCGCTGAGCGGTATTGGTTCTTGGGTGTCTGACCTTGTCCAAGGTGTGAAGGAAAGATTTACAGAAGGTAGAGAAAAAGGCAGAGAGACTGCAACTAAGCCGCGCAAAACTTCCAATCATAAACCTCGTTCTGTGATCGAAAGAAGTCCACTTGAAGCACCGAAGTTTTATGCAAACGGAGGTATGATTGACCGACCTCACATTGGTCTTGTTGGAGAGGCTGGACCAGAAGCCATTATTCCATTGTCGTCAGAAAGACGCGGTCGTGCGCTTGATCTCTACGCACAAACAGGAATGGCGCTTGGCGTTCGTCCTTATGCTGATGGTGGTGTCGTTGGTGGATCTGTTTCTACGCCGAAAGCTCAGTCAGCAACAGCATCATTAAACGTGAGTGGCATCTCAGGTCAAGGCAATACGGAAGAAGCTCAGAAATATGGACAGGCATTCTCTGCTTCTGTGGCACAAGGTATTAACAGCAACGTCGTATCGTTGGATGCGTGGAAACGGAATAATATCCAAATGCCTATGCAGTCTGTCGTTGGTGAAGCTGTTGGGTTTGGTGCAAGTACAGTCAGTTCATTTGCATCAGGACAAAACGCAACTATGACGAATACGGCGACGCATCTTGATACACAAGTAAGGCAACCATTTCAAGTTATCCAAGGCGGAGCTTCTGCATGGGGTACGGGGACAATTACAGGTTTTAAAACTGGTCAGGATGCAATGTCCACTGGCACGCGCCCTTATCTTGTTACGAACGTCGATACACCTTTCAATGAGACCAAAGCGAAAGCATCTGTTTGGGGAACTGGCACGATTAGCGAGTTCGTCTCTGGCATGCGTTCTCAGGAGGCTCAAGTACGTGGAGCGGCGAAATATCTTGCTGAAGCAGTGGAGAAAACATTCCGCGAAGAGCTCGGTATTGCTTCTCCTTCTCGTGTCATGATGAAAAACGGTATGTGGAATGCAATGGGTATCGTCAAAGGACTCGATTCAGTCGATATCAAAGGCTTCACAGAGAAGCAAATTGATTCCATGATGGCAGCATTTGGCGGTATGGGTGCAGCTGATGGACAAGTACAGAAGTGGCTCATGGCAGCGGTGATGGTAACAGGGACACCAGCGAGTTGGTTAGAGCCGTTAGCCACTATCGCCATGAAGGAATCAGGCGGTAATCCGTTTGCACAGAATAACTGGGATATCAACGCCCAGCGTGGTATTCCATCTAAAGGCTTGATGCAGACAATTGGCCCAACATTTAATGCGTATGCATTGCCTGGTATGAACAACATCTATAATCCAGTTCATAACGCTGCTGCTGCAATCAGGTATATCAATGCACGTTACGGTAGTGTATTTAATGTCCCAGGTATCAAGTCAATGGCTTCAGGTGGAGGCTATCGCGGTTACTGGAGAGGTACGACTGGTACGTTAAATCAAGATGAAACGGCATGGGTTGGTGAAAGAGGACCTGAATTGGTCACTCTTCCACGTGGTGCACAAGTGCATTCTCATAACGAGAGTAAGAGAATGGCTGCGGAGACGCTTTCTGAAGGTCAAGTGCAAGCAGTTAGATCTGCAGGTGGTAGTACCAAGGTAGTTGCTCAGAAGCAAGCTCCTGATGTCCAAGTTCTCATTACAGGAGATAATTATTATTCTAATGAGATGGATGCTGAAGAGGTCGGAGATATCGCTTGGGAGAAAATCAATCAGAAGCTTAGAGAAGAATACTTCGAAAGTGGGGAGTTCGTAGTAGATGACTAAGAGTATTTATGAGATTTGGCTAAGTCAGGGGAAGGACAAGCTACGGCTTCCTGTGCTTCCCGAAGAAATTCAGATTGGGAATGGAGCAAGCAACGATTCTATTAATATCGCAGGGCTTGGAGAATTAACCATTATACAAGATGGACCTGCAAAAACATTTAGTTTTGAATCATTCTTTCCAGCAAAATATAGTCCGCTATGTGAATATAAAAAAATCCCTAAACCGTGGGATGCTATTAAGAAAATAGAGAAGTGGAAGAAAAGCGGAAAGCCTATTCGGCTTATTGTAACGAAAACGCCGATCAATGTTATGGTTTCCATTGAGGATTTCCCACATGGAGAAGGCAAGTGGGATGTTAAGGACATAGGTTATACGCTGGCATTAAAAGAGTATAAGTATGTCACTGTGCGCAAGGTTACGAAAAAGAAGAAAACCAATTCCAGACCTGATACAAAAGGAACTTCCAAAACACATAAGGTGAAAAAGGGAGATACTCTTTGGGCACTTGCTCGGAAATACTATGGTAGCGGTCTGAAGTGGAAGAAAATTTGGAATGTCCCTTCAAATAAAAAGATGCTGATCAGCGAGATAAACGTAACTTGAAACAACCAGGTCATTGGATTTTTCCTGGACAGAAGTTGGTGATCCTTCCAAAATGATTGAGCTTTTCTTACTCAAGCCTAAAGAGATGTTGCAAATACCAACTGAATCCGTTAAATGGAGTGGTGCTAGATATAGTGCAGCTAGGAAGGTAGAGGCACAGATACTTTGGAAAAAGGGACCGGGCCGTGCTGTTGTAAAGGTAGTTGAAGGCGATACTGTATTGTTCAAGTGGAAAGGCAAAGAGCTATTCCGTGGAACGGTATTCAATAAAACGAAGACAAAGAGTGGCCTGATGTCCATAACCGCCTATGATATGCTGCAATATTTGCTTTTGAATAAAGACGTGTACGTTTTCACAAAAAAACGTGCAGATGAGATAGCGAAGAGAATCATGAAAGACTTTGAAATACCTTACACGACCATCCCTAACACTGGGCATGTAATTAAGTCTCATGTATTCACGAATGAGACCACTTTGTATGACATCATTCTAAAAGGGCTTATCACGACGAAAAAACAGTCGGGTAAGCTCTTTTATTTACAATCGCGTAAAGGTAAGGTGCAACTTGTAGAAGTAAAGTCAAACAAGAATCCGTGGATTATTGAAACGGGTGTGAACTTAATTGACTATATTTATTCAACCTCAATTGATGATACAGCTACTCGAGTAAAGTTGGTTGCAGGAGAAGAGAAAAAGCAAATTACAGCGGTTGTAACTGACGATTCAGGAAAGAAGAAGTATGGTGTAATTCAGCACTTTGAAAAAGTGGCAGACAAAGTCAACAAGGCTCAGCTGCAAACTAGAGCGAAAAACAAACTTAAAGAAAAGAAAGGCATTAAAAAGGAGCTATCTGTCGATGCGTTAGGGATACCGAGTTTGGTTAGTAACCAGGTGGTTCGTGTGAGCGATAAGGATCTTGGTCTTAATCGGAATTTCTTTATAGATAATGATGTACATGAGTTCTCTGGTAAAAAACATACGATGAGCTTAAAGCTAATCGAAAAGAACGATTTACCGGAAGGAGAATGACAATATGATTGACATCATCAGGAGAATAGCTGCGACTTCAGGCAATGGAGAACATGGAGAAACCCCTTTACAGTTGGTAGAAGGAATAGTCGTTTCTTCTCCACCAAATATACAAATTAAATTAAAAGATAACGACAAATTGATTATACCAAGTGAACTGATTCAAGCCGCAGAGCAGATTCATAAGCTTGGCATTCATACAGGAGATCAAGTAATGGTTGCCATCCTACAAGGCGGGCAATCATTTTTTATCGTTGATCGAATTGTAAGTTATGGGGAGTGATTAATTTGGCTTTATCTCCTGAAATAGAACCAGTTGTCGATGATGAACTCGAAGACGAGCAAGAGGAATTACTTCCAGTCTCTACTTACAAAATCGACTTTGAAAATGGTAGACTGACCAACGGAATTATTACAGGATTAGAGGCTATTAAGCAATTTATCTTTATAACATTACGGACACCGCGTTATGTCTATGCTATATATTCGTCTGATCATGGCAATGAAATTGAAGAGTTGTTAGTAGATGAAGAGGCTACTATTGAATTTAAAAAAATGGAGCTTGAGAGATTAATCGAGGAGGCTCTGATATATGACGAAAGAATTGATTCCGTTTCAGGTTTCAATATCGAACATATAGATGATGCCTTTCATGTGAACTTCACGGTGGAAACCTCCGAAGGGGTTATTGATATGGAGGAGGTGTTCTGATGTTTGATGACAGAACATACGAAAATATTCTAGAAGAAATGCTTGATAAGTATCCTGATGATATAGATACTACTGAAGGATCTCCGGTCTACAATGCTGTTGCTGGACAAGCTGCAGAAAACGCAAGATTTTATACATTTCTTGAAGCTGCATATAAGCAAACGTTCGCGGATTCAGCTGAGGATGAGTATTTGGAGAGGCGAGTAGCCGAGTTCGGTATCAATCGTAAAAGAGCGAAAAAGGCAATTAAAAAAGGTGTATTCACCAGTGAGAGCGGTTCTCCATTCGACATTTCGATTGGAAGCCGTTTTTTCATTGATGAGTTGCACTATATAGCTCTTGAGCGCATTGAGTTAGGGGCATATCGACTTGAATGTGAGATCGAAGGAGTCGTGGGAAATATCCCAAGTGGCGATATGCTTCCCCTGGATAATATCACTGGGCTTGCCAATGCCCAGTTAACGGATGTCCTAGTTGCTGGGGAAGATGAAGAAAGCGATGAAGCACTTTATGAACGCTATGTTCATTCAATGAATGAACCTGCTTTCGGTGGCAATATCAGTGACTACAAGGAAAAAATTAATGCTATGCAAGGTGTTGGTGGTGTTAAAGTATTCCCGACATGGAACGGTGGAGGTACAGTTAAATGCACAATAATATCAGCTGACTATAGCATGCCGTCTGCGGAGTTGATTAATTCAATTCAAACGGAAATTGATCCTGAAGGGAACCAAGGGAAGGGAATTGGATTGGCTCCCATCGGCCATACAGTCACTATTGCTGGAGTTCAAAAAGTTATGATTGATGTTCTGACTACTGTCACATTGGAGCCGGGTATGACTGCTCCTGCAATAAAGCCAACTATTGAACAAGTTCTTTCGGATTATCTCCTTATTCTCAGGAAAAATTGGAAGGATGAGGAGAAAATTACTGTCCGAACTGCGCAGATTGATGCAAGGCTCCTTACCTTACCTGGTGTTATAGATATTAGCGGGACAACAATCAATGGTATTGCGGCTAATTTAGAACTTGGACAGGAAGAAATTCCGGCGTTGGGAGCAGTGACCGTAAATGGATAGACTGCTTGATTATCTACCGGAAATTTATCGTGATCTCAAGGATTACCAAGAACTTGCAAAGGTCAGTGAACAAAACATCGATGAAACTGAATCTGAAATTGACCGGTTCTTCGATAATCAATTCGTGATGACAAGTGATGATTCCGGCTTATTAAGACGTGAAAAGGTACTTAATATACAAGCTAATCCATTCCTAGAATCAATTGATTTTAGGATAGCGCGGATCATAAACAGATACACAACTAAGCCGCCATTCACCATTAGATACTTGCAGCGACAACTAGATTCACTTGTTGGAAAAGGAAGGACGTACGCATCTATCGAAGGAGAGGCATACCTTTTGACCGTCATTACAAGTATTGATGATGCTCCATTGTTCAGGGAGATTGAAGAAACTGTAAAGACAACAATTCCGGCTAATCTGATCTATAGGCAACAAACTTCCATAAGAGATACCGTAGTTCTCAAGGAGCGGGTTACGCGTAAAGAAGTACTGCGAAACTACAAGCTTAATGGGAGCTGGAAACTTGGAAGTAAGCCATTTGCTTCCTACGGAACTGAGGTGATCATCATTGATTAATCTAGAACTCTTAAAGGAATTTGCTAATACAGCCAATCAGAAAATCGATAGAGTTATTTTGAATGGAACTCATATAATTACGGATTTCGCAGTTAAACAAGTAACGGGAACCGTTCTTGCGATCAACTACCTTGTAAAAGCTTCTGACGTTCCAATTATCACGAAAATCGAACTGGCTGGTCATGATGGAGTTGTGAGTTCCCATAATGTAAGTATCCCAATCCAGGTGGATCAAGTGCTTATTCAAGAAATTGAAGTATTGGAGGGATAGGGTTTGGCAAAAACGAATTGGACTTTAGATGAATCAGTAATGCCGGACGATATGAACCAAATTGGTACAGAGATTAATAATAAAGTCGATAAGGTCACTGGTAAAGGTCTTTCTACCAACGACTTCACAACAGCTGAGAAGCAAAAGCTTGCAGGTATTGAAGAAGGAGCAGGCCAGTATGTGCATCCTCTTACACATCCAGCAACAATGATTACAGAGGACGAGAAGCATCGATTTGTAACAGATGTCGAGAAAGTTTCTTGGAACGCAAAGGAAACAACAGCTGGATCACAAGAGAAGGTTGATGCTCTTGCTGGTGCAGGAAACACGAAAACCGTAAAGCAATTGGATGATGAGGCTAAGACACATCAGGCGGATTATGTGAAGCATCCAGCATTCGCAACGGCGACAGGAACAGCGAATATTTATGATGTTACTCTTGATCCGGCTCCTACTGCTTATATAGATGGGATGGGAGTGGTTGTAGCGATCAATGCGGATGCTACTGCTGCCACCACCCTTAATGTTAATGGACTTGGTGCTAAACCAATAAAGAAAGCAAACGGGAACGCTGTTACGAACTTGAAGGCTAATGGCATGTACACAGTCCGTTACAGTTCGGCAGGTACAGGGGCTTTTATCTTACAGGGTGAAGGGGGAGTGGAAACTTACAGCCTAACCAAGCCCTTGTTGGATTCACTTTTACAAACGATAACGGAGAGCAGATAGGGCTAGGTAGTCCCAATCTAAAACCAGAAAATATTAAGAATGGAGTCAACGTTTTTGAAGTTATCGGAACATTAAATCCAGTATTTAAAGCCTCGGGATTGGTATCGAATCAGAGACCTAATATTATCTTCGAGCAGCGAGGGCTTTCATTTCAACCAAATCTAGTTATAGTTGATTTCCGTGATTTTTAAAGCGGGTACTACTCCTTGGGAAACAAAGCCAGTTATAGCCATATTTACAACTGAGATATCCGGTATTAATTTCTATCACGACTATTGGAATAAAACATGGTATCCGGGGAGTGACCAAATGTTTTATCCTGATGGGTTTAAATTAAAACTAGGTCAAGCAGCTTCTGACTCGTGGATTCAGGTAAGATGGTACGCATTTAAAGTATAAGGAGGATTGAATATGCAAGTAGGAAATAGAATCATATTTGACCAAGATGGCGACATCGTATTTCAAACGGGAGAAATGCAAGGTGATGTCTTATCAAGAAAGGAAATCACGGAACTTAACTTTATTGACTTGGATTATGGAGCGATTGATTATGCAAGGGAAGAGCTAGTTAGTGTGGATATAATAAACAAAAAGGTTATCACTAAGCAGATACCTATTCCAGAAAGTCTAGAACAGCAAAGAATCAGAGAATTGGAAGATCAGTTAATACTAGCTGAAGATGCGGCCGCGGGAGGTATTTTATAATGGTAAACCCAGTTGTAGTAAGAATTTGTGCCGAGCGAATCATGAACAAAGGCTTAAACCCAAAGACGAATCAGACTTATGTAATTGATGACGTAACAAATCCTGACTATCGGACGGCTATCGAGAATTATATATTGGAGAATATAGAAGGTATCTAAGCACCCGTTAAGGTGTATTTTTTATATCTAAATATAAAAAATGAACACTGTGCAAAAAAAAAGTATTTACAAATTAGTCATATCAGACTATTATTTTCTACGGGAAAATAAATTTTGAGATCTACCGCTGACGGATCGCCGTATGCCATGAAAGTGGCCCGTACGGTGAAGGCTCGTTATAAAGCTGAAAAGTATAAGACGAGAATAGTATACAAGAACCAATAGCAGTAATGGGAGAAACCAATAATGTGAACGGCTTTTCTGTAGTGTTTCCAGAACCTGTTAATTTACAATTGGCAGGATGGTCGCATGTACTTATTCCACTTGAAGCTCGTCCAGATGAAACACTTATTTACAATAGCTTTAATTTTAACGTAGACATTCAACCAACTTCTGAAGAAATTAGCGTTTCATTTGGTGTTAAAAGAAGTAATAATGCTATAAGTATGTTTAAAGCAACTTATGATGAAGTTTCAGAGACATGGGCTTTAGCTGAAATTACTCCTGCTCCATAATTTAGTTGACTGACCTCGCCTTTTGGTGAGGTTTTTCTTATACATCAGGACAATGATGCGTAGTAAGCGAAGCACCTGAGAAGGTTTTACTTTTATGATTTATCGGGAGCCTGTGGCCATCTACATGGCTGAGCAGGAAGAGAAACCTCAGTGACCTCTTTAACGGTTCGTATAATTAATTTTGAACTTTCGGAAAATTTATTTGCTATTTGATCATAAAAAGGTATTATTATCTCTGGGGAAATAGATATAGAGAAACACTGCTGACGGATCGCCGTGTGCGATGAAAGTCGCCTGCACGGTGAAGGCCCTATCGAAAGCCGAGAGATAGAGAAGGTATAAGAC